GGCCCCAAGCGGAAGCGGTCGTTCGCCTCGGTCACCTGGAAGCAGATGCTGGCCGTCGAGAGGACGTAGAAACCCTCGTCGGTGTCCATGGGATCGTCCTGACGGAAGTCCAAGAAGAGCACCGGCAGAATCACGGGCTGATACCAGACTCGGCTCGGCCCCTCGTCGTAGACGTCGTTCTTGGTCGAGGCCATCGAGTCGTACTCAAACCACAGCACGTTCTCGCCCCAGTAGCGTTGGTAGTTCCGCATGGTCTCGTTCATGCGGAGCAGACGGTCCTTGGCGTACCAACCCGGAACATACCCAGGCATCAGAAGAGCTTTCCTTGCCCAGGGATCTGCGTGTAACCCTTCATGGCCCGCTTAGGGATCTTCTTTCCTTGCGCCCTTGCCTGGACGAGGTAGTCCTCATGCGTCTTGAATCCCGCTCGGTTCGGGATGATGGCCGAGATGTGTTCTCGCTCATCTTTAGGCCGATGCGCTCCTTCTGCGGCGTTCACGTAGAAGATACCCCGGCGCATCTTCTGTCCCTTGGTCTTCAACCCGGACTGAACGGCATTGGCCCGCGCATCGGACATCGGCTCTGTAGAGCTGCGGCGAGGCCAGTCGGCCATTTCTCCTCGTGGAATCCCTTCTCGGATATGCCAGTCTGACCCTGGTCCACGAGAAGGGTGGATGCGAGGAGTGTTCATCATGGGGGCGGTGATGTGCCCGCCATAGAGTTCAGCACCAGGTGCTTGCTTGATGCGCTCTTCCCGTTCTGCCTGCGATCCCAGCCCACCATGACCAGCGACACGGGCTGAGAGGGCATCAACGGCTGCGTGCCGACTCCCGACGTGGAAGGACTCACCTTGGTGGCCGATGATTCCGGTTGATGTGCCGTGCCACCATAGGTTCGGCTGTGACTCAAACTCCCCACGGGTCATCTCATGGAACTGGCGAGGGTTGAGAGCCTCAGCGCTCATCACCACCATCCGACCCAGCCGGTGTTGATGGTCGTGTACTGCCAGTAGTACCCCGTGCCCAAGTTGGGATCGACGTCTCTGGTGGGGTCGATGTTCTCGTTGGGCTGGAGGCAGACGTAGCGTCGGCTCTCGTAGTCGATGAGATCGTTCTTGGCGTAGGGGCGTGTGGGTTCCCACAGGCCCTGGTAGGTGTACATCGGCTGGGTGACGTCGATCTGCGGCATCTCCCGCTGCGGCCAGGTGATGTCGTCGTACTCCTTGGATCGGAACACCGGCACCAATCTCTTCGTCGTGCGCGAGGTCCGACGGAGCTTGGACTGGGTGATGCGGTACAGACCCACGCCCAGAGCTGAGGAGAGCATCAGGTACTGCTCTTGGAGCTGCCCGATCATGGTGGTGAGCTGTTGGAAGGTCTGGCCGACTGGGATCGTCACCCCGTCGGGGGTGTGGACGTCGTGTTGCTGCGCCGCCCCGACGGCCATGTGCCACAGGGCCATGATTGTGACGAGGATCGAGATCGGGTACTCCTCGACCTCGGAGATCTGCATCGGGTACGCCTGGCCGTAGCTGACCGGCTGACCGGCGCTGTTCAGGGGGGGAGGCCCTGGTGGAGGGGGGTATCCCACGTCAACGGTGCCCGCCGGGTCCATCCCGTAGGTGTGCTGGACATAGGCGGTGCGTATATAGAGGTCAAGCTCGGCGGGGAGGTAGTCCCGGTAGAAGGTCCCCTGGGCAACGATGAGGATGCCCTGGGCGGGAGCCTGAGCGAACGTGAGGGTACCCCCATGGTCGTCCAGGAAGAAATCTTGGTCGATGACCTGGCTCCTGGTGCCCCCCGCCGTGGTATCGGTGAGAACCACTTGGAAGTTGGCGCGCTGGATGTTCTCGACCGGTAACTCAAAGCGCCAGGCGACACCGGAGCATGTCTGGCGCACCAGGAATGGCCGCGGCAGATCGCGCAGACGAAGGCGAGTCATCTGAGCAATGCGTTGGGTCGACTGGGGGTTAACCGGCGGATAGAGCAGCGCCTGGTCTGCATCGGGATACTGGCCCGGTTGTCCAGCCGTGACGTCGTAGGGGTTGGGCAGTCCTGATGTTTGTTGGCCCGACGTTGCCACCACGCTCAGACTTGATTCTCCGGAGCCGGTCATCGACACATTGGCAAGGCTACCGACGGGTGGTCACGGTGCCGATGACACCCGGCGTTACGCTTGACCGCGTCCGGTTCTGCTAACGCCGGTCAGTTGTACACGCCGAAAAATCGCCAATAGATCTGAGGAAAATGGCTTCCTCTTCGTTCACCTGCGTCAACACATCGGACCTGGGCAAGCTCGCCAAAGCCGCCCAGGCGTACAAGAAAATGTCCGATCCCAAAGTGGTTGTTGCCGCGGCGAAGACGGCAGGCGAGCACCTCAAGACGGCGATGCAGACGACCATCAAAGGCGAGCCGACGTTGTCGCAGTACCACGATGTCTCGGACGCGCTCACCGTCTGGGAGAACAAGGAGCCTCATAACGTCGCTGTGGGTCTCCCTGACTCTCACCCGCTCTACAACCGTGCTCAGGAGATGCACGGGGTCTATCCCGTCTCCGACGTGGTGACGGACCTGACCGCTCAGCAGGGTGACACCGAGGACAAGTTCTACGACGCTTTGGCCGAGGCCGTGAGCCTGTGACGCTCGTCAACCCCCCCAACGACGTCGTCGCCAACCCCCCCTTCCGGGGCCTTTACACCGAAGAGGACCTGGGTCTCAAGACCCTCCTCTCAGGGATCACGGTCATCGACCTGAACACCGTCGACAATGCGCCTCGACCGGTGCCGGTGTGGTTCCACAACCCGGAGCGGGAGGAGCGCCGGATCACCTACCCGAACATCACGATCAACTTCACCGGGGAGCGGGTCGCCCACGAGCGCGAGCACCGGGGCTGGGTGCAGATCGGCTACCGGTACCTCCAGAACATCCCCTGGTCAGATCCGCCGCCCTCGATCAACTGGCCCATCCCGATGGACCTCGACTACACGATCACGGCCAGCGCCCGTAACAACCAGCACATCTCTCAGATCAGCGCCACCTTGGTCCAGGGACCGCTGCACCCTCGCTTCGCCACGGTCGCCTGTCCCGGCGGCACGGTGCGCCGTGTGGACATGCTCGGCACCACGAGGGCTAACAGTATGGAAGCCGACAAGCGGCTCTTCCGCCAGGTCTACCGGGTCCGCATTCCCACCGAGGTCGAAGACATCGTTCCGGTTCTCGCCACCCGTGTTCGCAACGTGCTCCTCACCGTCTTCGCCAAGGAGACCGGAGAAACGGTGATCGGCCCTCGACTCATCAGCAAAACCGCTGACCAATCCCTCGCTGAGACCGGTCAGTCCCGCCTAGAGCCAGGAGAATAAAGATGGCAACTCTCACCCGTCCCGGCGTTTATGTCGACCTGTCGTCGTTCCCCACCTACGCCAGTGCGACGGCAGGAACTGCCGCGGCATGCTTCGTCGGGGCCTGCCCCCGAGGACCCCTCACACCCACCTTCGTTACGTCGTGGAAGAACTTCACCCAGTACTACGGTGGCTTTGAGACGGCCTTCCCGCCCAGTGCGTTGCACCTTGCGGTCTACAGCTACTTCTCGGCAGGCGGCACGACGGCCATCATCATCCGGGCCTACCGCACCGACACCTCGGGGCCGACCGTGGCGTCGCACAACTTTGCGGACCAGGCCACGACGACTGCCCAGCCTTCACTTGAGGTAAAGGCGCAGAACCCGGGAGCCTGGGGCGACAACATCTACATCGACATCCAGCCGGGTACCATCCTTCCGCCGGTTGGCTCGTCTGACATGACGCCGCTGAGTTTCACACTGGTGGTCAAGTACCAGGGCACTGCTCCGTCCAACATTGTCGAGCAGTGGCAGAACATTTCCATGGTTCCGGGTTCGACTATCGCTGGTCAGAACAACTACGCGCCCGACATCATCAATAGTCCGTACACCGGGTCGAACTACATCACGGTCACTGACCTTTCCGTGCTGAACAGCACGCCCACGCCGCCTCCGCACAACAACCCGGCAGCGACGACAGCGAGCCAGGGGCTGCTGGGCGGTGGTGACGGCAGTGCGCTCACGCTGACTGACATCCAGACGGCGGTGCAGCTCCTCGACCAGTATCCCGATCAGCCCTTCGTGCTCCAACTCCCCGGCATCAGCGACGCCACCACACTCGGCCCGGTCATCGGCTACGCCCAGAATCGAGGTGATGTCTTCCTCGTGGTCGACTGTCCTCCTGGGGTGTCGGACCCGGCGACGATGGTGTCGTTGGCTCAGGGTCTTGGAGCTACGTCGCAAGCTGCGATCTACTACCCGCAGGTTCAGATCTCTGACCCTTACTCTCCGGTCGCTGGTCGCACCAGGTTGATTCCGCCTGGTGGCTTCGTGACCGGTCAGTACATCGCCACGGATGCATCGAGAGGTGTCGCCAAGGCCCCTGCCGGACTGGGCACATCCCTTCTGGGTGTCTCAGGACTGGAGTCCATCTTGTCCAATGTCGACCAGGGCATCTTGACCCAGGGGAACGTCAACTGCATCATCTCGGTCCCCGGTTCAGGGGTGGTGATCTGGGGAGCGCGCACTTTGTCGCCGTACCTCGTGACCCGGTACGTACCGGTCGAGCGCACAATCATCTACCTGCGAACCGAGTTGGTCTCACTCTCCAGGTTCGCTGTGTTTGAACCGAACGACTGGGTGTTGTGGAACCAGATCGGCTCGGTGATCGCTCAGTTCCTGACGCAGTTCTGGCAGAGCGGCGGTCTGCAGGGCATGAGTGCTGCGGACGCCTTCTACATCACCTGTGACGGCACCAACAACACGCCCGCGACGATCCAGCAGGGCATCGTCAACGTGGAAGTCGGGGTCGCCCTTCAGTACCCCGCCGAGTTTGTCGTCATCAGCATCGGTCAGTGGGCCGGTGGTCAAAGCGTCTCGGTTTCCACGTCGTAAGAAGGAGCAGACATGACTAGTCGAGCACTGAACTCAGATCCACTGCGGAACTTCCGCTTTCTGGTGACGATCAACCACACGGGTATCACGACGTTGGCCCGCATGGGCTTCATGGCGTTGTCCGGTCTGTCCGTCAACAACGAGGTGATTCCCTACCGTGAGGGCGGGAACAACACCACGACGCGCAAGATGCCCGGACAGTCCGACTTCGGACCCATCACCTTGACCCGAGGCTTCTTGGCTGCTCCGGCGTCCACGTCGGGTTCGGTCCAAGGTGTCGGTACGAACGAGATCTATGAGTGGTTCTCTCAGATCTTCGCCGTCAATGTGGGCGGGGGTTTCGGAGTTCCCAGTGGCGAGTTCCGCTACAGCATGTACATCGACGTGTTGGCGCATCCCATCACTACAGGAGGTGGTCAGGCTGCCGGGGTGGACAATCCGCCACCCATCAAGGCTCGGTTCATCGTGTACAACGCCTGGCCGATGGGGTACTCGTTCTCCGACCTGGAGGCCGGAGGCAACGCTGTCTTCATCGAGAACCTCACCTTGGCCCATGAAGGCTGGGCGTTGTGGACCGCCTCGTCCAATGACAGCTCCACCTATTTGTCGACGGGGGTGGGCGTTTCAACGTGACGGTTTTTGAACCAACACCAATCGACGCGGCCTCCCAACCTGAGCTTGCCAACGAGAAGGTCAAGGCCCTCACTACACCGACGGTTCCACTCATGCACGAACCACCGGCCAACCGTGTTGTGTTGCCCGGTGGTTATCTCGACATCGAGGACAACCTGCACACTGATGCGCGGATACGAGAGATCAATGGTTCTGATGAGGAAGCCATGGCTCGTGAACTCCGCAACCCTGCGGTCAACATTCCCAAGGTGGTCGACCTGTTGCTCAAGCGCACCGTGCAGGCTGTCGGCACCATCGATCCGGTCCCGGTCGGGGTCTTGGGTGCGATGCTGACCGGAGATCGTGCTTCTCTGATGCTCGACGTCCGGATCCTC